ATCTTCGGCAGATAGGATTCTGGTAAAAGATCAGACCGATCCTAAGGAAAATGGAATTTATGTATCGCAAGTGGGAGCATGGTCCAGGGCAGAAGATATGGATGCAGCCGCGGAAGTGGCGGGATCTTTTGTCTTTGTTACAAGTGGAACAGTCAACTCTAATACCGGTTGGGTCTGTACTAATGAGCCGGAATCTGTTGTAGTAGATACGGATAATATTACTTTTAGTCAGTTTTCTGATGCAGGGTATATTGATGCAGGTACAGGACTGACTAAAACTGGAAATGTTTTGAGCGTTGTAACCGTACTTGAGGATTTAATCACTTTAGGAGCAGCTGAATCCGATGGACAATTTATTGTAGCCACCGGAGCGGGAGCATTTGCTTATGAAAGCGGAGCAACAGTTCTAGCATCCCTGGGATTAGATAATATAGTAAATACAAAAAATAAACTTGATGCAACCGTAGCACCAGTAGGAACAAATGATACTACTGAAGGATATAGTGTAAATTCGCATTGGATAGATGTTACAGCTGATAAAGCATATATTTGTCTTGATGATACAGAAGATAATGCAGTATGGACAGAGGTAACACAAGCTGGGAGTGTTATTGATACTCTTTTAGAATTAACAGATTTTCCGGCTAATTATACAGATGATGGAGGGAAAATACTTCGAGTAAATGTAGGAGAAGATGCCGTTGAGTTTGTGGAATTTGCAGCTACCTATTTAGAAGGAGCACCAACACAAGACCTGGCAACCAAAGCACCGACTTCTGAATGGGCTTATGATCATGATGTAGCGACAACCGGAGTACATGGAGCTGGAGCAAATACTTTGTTACATTCAGCTTCAACCATTGATGGGGGAGCTTTTGCATAACATTTAAAAAGGGGGAGTGAAAACTTCCCCTAATATTTTTAAAAAGGATGGGAAATAAAATGGAAAAAGAACTTGATGGTGGCTCTTTTACAGCCAAAAAAGAAAATACAGTAAACCAAAAAGTAGAGGAGAATAAATTTATCACCGGTGAACCGAGCATGATAACGACTGATGAAGTTTTCGCTTTATTGGGGGAGCAAATGGTAAAAGCAAAGAATTGGTCAAAAATAGCTTTGGCCTGGAATAAGAATTTTACCGCTTTGAATAAAGGCATAACCCAAAGGGAACTACAAACAGCTTCGTTAAATAAAGAGAACCAGGGCTTAAAGGATTCTAATTCGAAGTATGTTTTGACTAACCAAAATCTGGATAAAAGAATAACAGAATTAAATTTACAGTCAAAAGAGAAGGATAACAAACTTTATCTTTGTGAAAAATCCTATTCAGAATTAGAGAGAAAATATGATTTACTTGTAGGGCAAGAGGAAAATAGAAAAAAAATTATTTTAAATTTGACAAAGGATAATAATAAATTAATAGGGGTTATAAAAGAGTTTGAAAGAGAACAGGATATACTAAAAGAAAAGTTATCAGCCAAAAGAAAAAAAGCTAAAAAAGTAAAGTCATAGATTGGAGGTTTTAAATGTCCAATATAATAAAATTTTTAAGAGGAGCGGAAGCGGATATCCCGGTATTAAACCAAGGTGAGCCAGCCTTCACAACCGATACTCATAAAGTATTTATAGGGGACGGAGCAGCGAATTATCAACTCGCTATGGTGGCAGATAAATTATCTGTCTTTGCCGCAACCACTTCTGCCGAACTTGCAGGAGTTATAAGTGACGAAACAGGAAGCGGGTTATTGGTGTTTGGGACAAGTCCGACTATAACCACTCCAGTCATTAACCATAAAGTTACAGCAAAAACAACGACTGCAACTTTAAATATAGCGGAGTCGGGGCTTATTACCGTAATTGCTGCAAGTGGCTATACTATACTTTTACCGACCGCTGTAGGCAATTCTGGAATTGTTTTTACTATAAAGAAAACTGATGATAATGCCAATCTTATCACTATAGACGGTGATGGAACAGAAACTATAGATGGAGCTTTAACATATACAGATATTAACTATCAGTATGCGTATGTAATTATTGTTTCAGATAATGCTAATTGGCTAATCATTGGAGAATCAACTGTGAAAGGAGGTACTTTTTAATGGGTAAAATAATATTTAAACAAGGGCTTGGAATTAATCTACCAGTGTTAGATAGCGGTGAAGGTGGCTGGCTTACTGATAAACATAAATTTTATATTGGCGATGGGAGTATAAATCATTTAATTGGTGGTAGTGCTGTAAATTTAATTGGCGTTGCTGGTGCTGCTGGATTTGGAGTAGGAATTGCTCCAGCAGGGAACGTACCTGTAGGCATGATACCATTAGCGGGTTATCAAGACCCTCTTGACGATAATTACGGGAATTATCAATATCGTGATGGTAGCGTAATGGTGTGGATACCTAAATTCTATTACAAAATTTCTACTAATACAATAACTATAAAAGGAATAGATACTTATTCGACTACCACACTTGCTAACGCAGATGGGTATGCTTTACATCGTGTCTTTATAGATGGTGGAGTAGAAAAAGACGGATTTTTTGTAGATAAATATATGATTTCTAAAAATGCTTGGGGATCAGGATATATTGGAAGTTCTCTCAAAAATGGACTACCTATATCAACTGCCTCAGCTCATAATCCTATAGCAGATTTAACCGCTTGTGCATGGAATTACTATTACGAAATGATAAAGGCTGCCCATGCTCGAGACGGTGTGGATGGAGCTGAAAACGCAAATTCAATCTTCTTTTGTTGTTCAAGATTTATTTATGCGGCGCTGGCTGTGTTGGCGCTTGCTCACGCTCAGGCTTCGAGTGCTACTACTTATTGTGCTTGGTATAACGCTACTTATAATTATCCGAAAGGTTGTAATAATAATGTTCTAAAAGATGTTGATGATAATGAAGTGACCTACATAACTGATGGTTATAGCAATTGTGGTAAGACTGGTTCAGGGACTCCTTTTGCCAAAACTACTCATAACGGACAGAATTGCGGAGTAGCAGACCTAAATGGTTTAATGTATGAAATTTCTATTGGAGCAACCTGTATAGCAGCAACAATGGCAATAACAGGAGCTTCCAAAGCTGACCCTTGTGTTATCACGGTAGCTAATACAGCTGCACTTACTACAGGCGATATGATAATGATAACTGCTGTAGTCGGAATGACACAATTAAACGATAAATTATATAAGATTACTGTCATCGATGGGACAACATTTTCCCTTGACGATATAAATTCAGGTGGATATACAGACTATGGTTCAGCCGGGACAATAACTTATGGAACTTTTTATGTGGCAAAATCTGCAACCGCAATGAAAAATTTTACTTCTGGAAACGCTGCAGCAACTGACCATTGGGGAGCAACAGGATGTGCTGCTATGATGGACGCTTTATCTGCCGCAACAGTAGCAAGTATGTTTAAGTCTGGAAATGTTCTTGGAATGAAATATGGAAGTGGTGCTAACCAGGTATTAGACGAGGCAATCAGTGGTGAAAATTGGGTGAAAACAGGGTTAGGTGCAATAAAATCTGGTGCTGCTGTTGACGAAACTGGGACTAACCAATTCGGGAAAGATTATTACTATCAATATATAAAGAATGAACTCTGTTTGCGGTCTTGCGGCTACTGGAATGGCTCTACGGGTGCGGGAGTTTGGATTATTCATTGGTCTAACGCTCGGGCGAACTCTCTCGATTATGTCTCGGGTCGCTTTGCCTGCTACCCTGCGTAATTGTGTGAGGTGAGTGATAACGAACGATGAAAATAGCAAAAGGTGAGGTGGTGTTTTATAGGAAATATATCGAGCTTGTAAAATTGCTGAATATATATCTGAATCATTTTCCAAAGTTTGAAAAGTATGCTCTGGCAAACAGAATGAGAAATACAGCATACGAAATATACGATTTAATTGTAGAAGGTGAAAAAAGATATTACAAAAAAACAGCATTAACGAAATTAGACATAACACACGAGCAGTTAAGAATGCAATTATTTCTTGCTTACGAATTAGGATATTTCAGATTTAAAGACGGCAAGGAAGAGGACAAAGACCCTACAATATTAGAAGGACATAGATATTCAGCAATCAGTTTATTAGTAGATGAACTTGGTAAGATGATAGGTGCTTGGATGAAAAAGATAGATGGGTAATATATTAAAATGTTTGCAATCTTGCGGCAACTGGAATAACTCTACGAATGCAGGAGTTTGGAATATTAATTGGAATAACTATCGGACGAACTCTAACGATAATGTCTCGGGTCGCTTTGACTACAATTTCACCTCAAAACCCTTAAAGGGTACAGTGGAATTGCAGGGATATATTATCCAGCCTTAGGCGAAATATTAAAGTATCTTCTTTTTAGTAGGAGAAGACCGAAAATCAGGAGTTATATATGAAAAGAATCGGAAAATTATTTGAAAAAGCATTCAGCAGAGAAAATCTATATGAAGCATATCTTGATGCCAGAAAAGGCAAACGCAAAAAATGTGCTTGCTTTTTATTTGAGAAAAATCTCGGAGCAAATTTAGAAGAACTATACCAAAACATACATAGTAACAGTTATGAACCAGAACCTTATTTTAAGTTTTATGTTTACGAACCTAAAAAGAGGATTATATATGCTCCTGCCTTTAAAGACATTGTAGTACAGCATGCTATTTATAGAATAATACGCCCTATATTCGATAAGACTTTTATAAACACGTCTTTTGGTTGCAGGAAGGGATACGGAACGCATAGAGCAAGTAGGTATGCTCAAAAGGCACTCAGGCAATACGATAAAGAACTTTATACTCTAAAACTTGATATAAGAAAATATTTTTATTCAATCAATAGGGGAATATTAAGAAAATTAATTGAGAGAAAAATAAAGGATAAAAAATTTGTGGATATATTGATGACATTTGCAATCTATGAAGACCCGATAGGGATACCAATAGGGAATTTACTTAGCCAAATTTATGCCCTGATATATATGAATCCACTTGACCATTATGTTAAGAGGATACTAAAAGTTAAATATTACGTTAGATATGTTGATGATTTTATTCTGTTTGGCTTAACAAGGGATAAGTGTTTTGAATATAAATATTTAATAATTATTTATCTAAAAGATAATTTGCATCTTATTCTATCGAAATTCACTATACAAAAGATAAAAAAAGGAGTTAACTTCGTAGGATACAGAACCTGGCAAAGTTATAAATTAATAAGAAAATATAGTTTATGTAATTTTAAGAGAAGTGTTAAGAATGGAAAATTACAATCTATTATATCGCTTTTGGGACACGCTAAAGATACTTTATCTTTAAAGCATATGTTAAAGATTATAAAGGAGATGAATAAATATGCCAAAAATATACAAATACCGAAAAGTTACCTCAAAATATACAACCTATACAGCCATTGATAATGGAGAAGAGGATAAGAAGATTACTGAGCTTTGTACTAT